AACGGCCAAAGAAACAGCATAATTCAGCAATATTTAGATACGGATACTCACAGGCAATCTGATCGCTCAAATCAATTAACTGCTCATCTGTTAATTTTAGTTTTGCGCCAACGAAGCAATTCACCTTGAGCAAATGACATTTCAGCCACTCTCTGGCACCTTCAATGCCGTAGGCAAGACTTACATCCCCTAACTTCGGGCATCCGTCAATCATAGACAGTTCTGCAATTGACTTGACAATCATTAAACGGGATTGTAAGTCCGGATTATACGTTTCGCAAAAGAGCTTTGGACTATACGTACTAGCCAGGTTCCTGCTCAATGCTGTGCTCTTCCCTCCACCTTCGGTCAAGTTCTTCGAGATTGCGAGTGACATCAAACTTTTGGCGGTCGCTATCTGAGTTTCTTTCTTGTGTATCAGCTCCATATTTCTTCCGGTTTTCTTTGACATGATCCAATATCCAAAGGTTGGCCTTAGATTCCCAACGTTCAATTTTCACCCCATTAGCATTCTTCCACCCTATTGAGTCAAAGTGGTTGAAAAATATTTCTGCCTGCTCTTCCCAGTCATCTAACCGTTCCGGAGCATTTTGCTTAAAGAAGTATTGAATAACCTCATCAAGCGTAGGAGCAATAAATTCTTTTGCGATTCTTTTAGGTTTCTCCGGTTTAGAGAGTGGAAAAAGCTCGCCAGAGCTACTTTCTTTCTTACCCCCTTTAGGGGGTTCTTTCTTTGTCTTTGTCTCTGTCTTATATTCTTCTTTAGGGGGTATGGGGGAACTTTCTTGAAAAGGTGCACCTAAAGGGTACCCTAAAGGTGTCCCTAAAGGATGCCGTAAAGGTGGTATATTTTGCATACCTTTTTGTACACCTTTTATAGAATACGTTGATTTATTGCCTCTTCCATTGCCTTGTTTACATTCGATAAGATCTGCTTGAACTAATCTATTTCGGGCGGACTTGAATACTTTTACCGACACTCCCACGTCAGATGATACCTTTGTATCACTACGTGTCCAGTTATCCTCCCAGCCTAAACGATTCGCTGTTTTTAGCAAGTAAAAATAAAGCCTCGTTTCACAGCAGGAAAATTGCCAGCTTTCGTCAAGCTCCCAAAATTTATTGATAAGTTCAATATAAGTCATATCAATTTATAATAATTCCGTAAGACATTATTTATATAAGGTTGAGGATCAGCTTTCAGATAATAGCAAACGCTATTAATGAACTCAATCAACCCATGACAAACGACATATACACTACCATATTTCTCAACTAATGCCTGCCACTCTTTTTGCTCATCAGACTGCGTTCCAGCGCGTTTACCTTTTACATGTGGAGTTTTCATCTCTATGCAAAGACTGCTCTTACCACCGCGAGGAAAAAGCAGAATCAAGTCAGCAACACCAGCGATGGCACCTTCATATTTACGCATAGCCCCGCTTTTCTTTGTTCTGATGCCACCGTTTGGTATAGCAAAGAGTAAAGGGCCTACATTGGGAAACGTTTCTCTGAACCAAGTTACACAAATGTGTTGTATCTTGGTTTCAGAATATTTCACCTCTAATTTACGAATATCTTCTTCAGTCATTTTTCTGCTTGTTTTTTGAAATCGTAGCACATTCATTTAGAAGGTCAACGATTTGTTTACACCTGTTCCTACAACCGACAAAGGATATTATGGTTTCCCATTCAGGACCGAACAACATTTCTTTCTTGTATTCCTGAATATGAGTTTTCTGTTCATTTACAACTAATCTGAACGGCTTCATAATTTATCCCTAAACAAGTCCATTGCAAGATTCACCATATTCTCTTCTACCTGATCATCGGTACCAGTTACTCCATTTGCTATATTTTTCTTAGTCTGGATCACATCATACATATACTTGTCGATAGTATCTTTGCCTAAGAAATAATAGCAGTTGACATTATTCTTCTGACCATTACGGTGTGCTCTATCCTCTGCCTGTTCACAATCACTGAACGTCCATGGGAATTCAATAAATGCTACTCGACTGGCAGCCGTCAAAGTAAGCCCGGTACCGCCCGATTTGAAGTTTAGAATAATCAGTTTACAATCCGGATTATTTTGAAAAGAGTCAACGGCATACTGTTTTTGGTTTACATTTTCGGAACCAGTTACAGTAACGGCTTTGGGAAATTCCTTTTTCAGTTCTGCTACAACTTCTTTCAAGTAACCGAAAAGTATCAGTTTCTCACCACCGTCAATGACATCATGGACAAATTCACAAACAGCCTTGATTTTACCTCTTGCAGATATTTGCTTTAAAAGCTGCATCTTTACCATAACAGCACCATTCATAGACTTATGTACCTGTTCATCCGAAGCATTCTTGTACTGCTTCAAGTATTTCACCATATCAGCTTCAACAGCCTTATACTCTTTAGTGGTAGTGATATCAACTGTCAAGTATTGCCGAGTCTTGTCCGGAAGTTGCGTTAGTACTTTCGATTTCTCACGACGGAAGAAACAAGTGTTCCATAGCCGCCAATTCAGTTCCTTAACATTGGATGCCTGTTTAGGACCATCACAATATCTCTCAACATACCGGCTATAACCTCCAAAATCTTCTAATCGACTTAATATTTTTAGCTGTTGTATCAAGTCTGTATTATTGTTAACTACAGGAGTACCGGTCAATGCGAATACATATCGTTTTCCTTTGCAGATACCTTCTACAAACTTTCCTTGCTGTGTCTTACTTGATTTACATTTATGAGATTCGTCAATGATAACAGACCTGAACAAAGAGACACGCTGATCGAAAGCAATACTTTTCATTGTGAACTTGGATTCCTTATTAACAGCTCTCACAAAAAACTTATTCAGTGATTCATAATTCGTAATGAATACCTCACAAAGTGGGCTGCCATCAGACTTCTTACACTCATAAAATGATTGCCAGGACTGTCGGTTTCTGTCATCAAGTATAATCGCATTCATACCTGCAAACTTTTTAAACTCACGCTGCCAGTTTACTTTCAATGCAGCAGGGCAAATTACAAGTACCGGAAAAGATTCCCCATATATAGGCGCTTCCTTATGTGCCTTAACAACTGCGCATATAGCTTGCAATGTTTTGCCTAATCCGGGTTGATCACCGAAAAAACAACGTTTGTGTTCTATTGCGTACTGTACGCCTTCAAGTTGATACTCGTAAGGTTGAAGTAACATATAGTGTTCACCGACAAAAGGTTTCATCGGAGGAATATCATAATTAATATCTTCAGTAACCTCACGTTCCTTAACAGTAGAACAAAAGCGCATCTGAACAGCCCACTGTGAAAAAGCTCTCACATACCAGTTGGCATCACGTCCAGCAGGATAACGTGCATCATTGATACTAACAAGCCACGCCCGGTCTGTACCGTCATAGCGTGGCTTACTTGGTATCGTCTTTATGACCTCGACCAGCTTTGGGTGATACTCGAACTGAATCCGGTACAGATTGGGCGTCTTAGTCACATAGATTGGTTTCATGAAGCAGATTCTAATACTAATTCTTGATGTTCACCAGTTGAGTGTATCTCATTATCTTCACCATCCTCATTCATTGTATCAGCAGCTTCATCAATCTTATCAAACGGGTCCTCACCATCTTTAAACTCGAATTCCCTTTGAATCTCTGAACATTTATTCTCTGTAACATAGAGTTCAGCCTCATACAAGAAATTGTAAACCGCATCACGAAATTCCTCACAATGCGCATACGATTCGTTGTCCGGATCGAAACCAATACCAGGAGAACAAAGATTTAGGACTTTGCTTGTCATAAGGGTTCGCTTACCTGTCAACACACAGACTTCAAAGGAAGAGTCACCACCAATGCTAACACCGGTGACATTGAATTTTTTGAAAAACTCATCTTCAAGACATGACTCCGGACGTTCCCAGTTAATGTACTGGGATTCTTTCTGTTCTGTAATATCCACAATGTAGGGTATAAGCTCGTTAAGCGAATTTTTCAAATCCTGATGAACAGGATTAATCCCCTTGAAAACTATATCGTTTCCCTCCTTGTCTGCATAGACCACTTCAAGACATCCCTTTTTGGTCAATTTTGCTTTTGAAATATTCAAATCCATTTTAATTAAACTTTGAGTTAATACTTACCTATGTAGGTATTCATTAATAAAATCTTTATAGTACTGGTCAACAGGCAATGGCAAATTGATTCCTAATTCGGTGGCAGCATCAGCCTGAACCTTATCCATGAAAGTTTTCATTTGGATCGTATTCAATTTAGAAGTACTTCCAACAACCGAAACAATATTTCCATTCATACATATTTGCCGTGGAAGAAACTTCTGGCAATAGTAATCATGAACATCTAACTTATCAGTGCCTGTCTCCCTCTCAATACAGGCAAACCACAGCCACATGAGCGCATTTTGCGACAGGGTACGCGGCTCTACCTTTCTCTTGATGCTTACAGTGTAAGTTCCATTTTTGAGCGTGGAACAGAGGTAGTCAAACGACTTATCCATTGTGACTACCCCGTTTTGTTTTGTTAAAATAGCTTCTGCCATATTTTAGAATGGTAAATCATCAGGCGGTGGTACCTGTTGATATGGCTGTTGCTGATATGCAGGTTGCTGTACTTGTTGTTGCTGTCTCTGTGTAGGCTGTTGTGTTGGTAATGGTGGAGGCACAGGAGCAGCCTGTTGCTGAACTTTCGGTGTAAGCATCTCGATACTATCAACAAAGACTTCAGTTATGTAACGTTTAACTCCTTTGCTATCGTCATAGTTACGAGTACGTAACTTACCTTCTATATACAACTTATCTCCTTTATGGACGTACTTCTCAACTATTTCAGCAGTCTTATTCCAAAAAATAAGATTATGCCATTCTGCACGTTCCGGTACCTGGGTTCCATTTTGCAAGGTGTACGCCTTATCTGTTGTGGCAAAAGATAAAGAAGCTACTTTTGCTCCCCCGTCCAATGTTCTCACGTCCGGATCTTTACCGGCACGTCCTATAAGAATTACTTTATTGACACTCATTTTCCTTCCTCCCTTATAGTTACACGAATACTATCCGCTTTAGTTGACGTTTTTAAATATTGAGAATAAAGTTCCGGGTGATCTTCCTGAAACTTCTTTGTATCAAAACTCTTACCCATTGAAGAGGGAGTATAGCTAACACGTAGCCTGCCAGCATCCCATGATTTAACACCGTTCTCACGCATGGCGCTTTTAAGTTGTTCCTTGTAACCTTTCTGCACTTCAGCGATATAACTTGCCTGTTCCTCTATATCAATAATAGTATCTACTAATTGCATAGGAATAAGCTGTTTCCCATCGGCTGGAACAGGAGCATTAGGTAAGAAGTGTTCACCTTTAATCTCACATTCCAGTAATCTCTTAACCTCTGCATCCGGTTTACGCTCAATCTCGACTAATTCCGACTTATCCCCACGTAACCAAATACCAAACAATTTATCAACTTTAATTAGTGGATTTTGAAGTTCAAACAAATAGGCATAAATTGATAACTGCCAACTTAAATACTCACGGTCAAGACTTGCAGTAGTCTTGATATCGACAAGGCTGATTTTCTCGTCCTTTTCCCAAACACAATCAATATTTGATGCAAAATATTCATTGTCTGAAACAGTGTACTCATTGGCAAAAGCCTTATATCCGGCATTTGTCCGCTCTTTCAAATAATTCTCCGCTTCAACACTTTCAGGCGTGAAACCGGTGGTATCAACAAACTGGCATTGAGCATGTATACGGCTACCTTTTTCAGCAGCTCTTTTCAATATAAACTCAGGAACAGCCTTATATTTATCCGGAAATAATTGCCGGCTTATCATTCCTGTTATACCTTTCAATTGTTTATCACCAAGAAAATAGGTATGGTTCTCTTCATTGAAAACCACACCTGACTTAACTAATTCTATCATTGTGCAGGATAAATTTTGCCCATTTCCATACAGGCATTTCTAAATTCATTATCATTTTGCATTGCTTCATGTCCATACCAAACCTTTTCAAGTTCAGCACGACTTTTAACAGCAAGCATTTCAGCAATAGCCTTTTTCAATTGAGCACCTGTATATACTGCCTTATCCGTACTTACTGGTGTTTTTGCAGGCTGTTGGATTTCTTCTTTATCGTGAGTATTAGTTGCATCACTGTCTTTTGTATCATCAATGCAAAATAAACCGTTAAGGGCATACTTTCTTGCATAAGAAGATGAGGCTCCAGTAATTTGGCTGCCGTCCATTCCTTTCTTTGTCTCCTCTTCTCTCGCAAAAGCAGTCACTATTTCTTTTTCCCCTTTTTCGTTGGTTAAAGTGGCAGTTGCTTTTACATAAATTCTATTGCCTACTGGCACCATCTCATCACTGAGAGTTAATGAACACTTTGTTTCAGTAAGGATAGGTTTTACTGACTCAAGAATATCCTCACAACTACGGTATTTGTAACTACCGAACTTATTAAATTGCCCTTTGGGGGCTTTCAGCTTTTGCTGAATAGTTACTAATTCTTTCATAATTCTGAAATTAATGGTTTGACTTTTAATTCTTTACATCTATAAAGTTATCTTTTATTGACAAGATGTGCAAACAGAAACTTCGCCATTTTAACGCCTTTTTTGTAACAAAAAACTGCCTGTACGATATTGTACAGGCAGAAAAGCATATGTTACAAAAAGTCCAATGTACCTTATGGATCGGCTACGCTTAAAGGGTGTACGGCTCCCGCTGATTTATGCACATCTAAATATGTGGACGGTGCCGGTATAGAACCGACCTCTTTACATTGTGCGCACTCTGTAATGTTTCATCCAAGAATACTGCCCGCCCAAATAAAAAAGATGTACTATTCTCACGAACCATTACATCTTATCATGATACAACACTAAATAAAGACACGGCATCTATAACTGGTTAGGTGTGGAGAAACCCGGATTCGAACCGGGACGATAGATTACCTATGTATGACTTTCTTCAATCTATCTGCATACTTGCGTCTACCAATCCGCCATTTCTCCAATTAAAAAAGGTACACTATTCTCACGAACCATGTACCAAACACACAAAATAAAACACGACAAAACTACTAAATAACTCTCACGAGCTTGTGAAGCTTGCAGGACTCGAACCTGCACTGAGTGTCTACTTTCTCGAAGAGTCCTACGATACTCATATACAGATTTCCACTGAACCAACTCTGATATTGAGCGCGCCTACCAATTACGCCAAAGCTTCATATAAGTGAACTATTCTCACGAACCGTCCACTTGGAAACACAAACACAAAAATAAAAAACACGACAAACAATCATTTAGCTATAATAAGCCATTGTGGGGCAGTTTAGGAGTCGAACCTAAATAATTGCATCTGCAATACATAAAGCACTTCGTACGCTTTCTTTATGCTCTCTTTACCATTGAGAATACCTTCCCGTATTTGCCACACCAACGCTATGATGTGGACTTCAAGTTCTAAAAAATAATAATACTATGAAAAACATGAGTTCACTCTCACGAGTTACTTTGCTCCCGGATAGCCGATCAGAGCACATCGGGATAGATGTAGAACACTTAAATCAAATAAATAAGGGACTCACACCCCACGAAGCTCCTTACTTCGGTATTGTTAGTTAAACATAAATGAGAATTATCTCTGTGAAGGAACCCGGACTCGAACCGGGATAAGTTGTCATGCTCGCTACATCTAAGGGCTGACATTCCCTATTGCTGAGTAGCGCGTCTGCCTATTCCGCCATTCCTTCAGTTCGTAGCCAGACGCTTCCGGCTACTTTGATTGATTTTTTAAACACAAATATTATTTCCCCCTCACGGGTTACTTAACTCTGATTGAGTTGAGCCGGGAAACGGAATCGAACCGCTGACCTCATATAAAAACATGCGCTCTAACCAACTGAGCTATCCCGGTATATGCCCGGCGAACCGGGCTAAATAAACATGACAAATACTAAAATTAAGCAATGCAAACCTTCACAGGCTATTTTTATTTTGTTTTTTATCTTCCTGGATAAACCTAACCACTAACAAAGCTACAACAATGAAAAAGATAATATAAGAACAAGCGATATCACTTCTCGTCGCCTCAATTCCGTTTCCCATGTACATGGCCACAACTAATGCAACCACAGTAAATACGTTATGAATCATTTTAAGTATCCTCATTTCCTTCTTTTTTTTGATTTTACTTTCTTTCTTGCACATCGACAATGCAGTAATACCTGTGCGGCATTACAATGCCATTTACCATTTTGGACGTTAGTTAGCTTGTCACTTTCAATCTTACCCGCTTCTATAAGATTCATCAATTTCTTTTCCCCACCTACGTAATACGCAGATTTATCTTTTCCGAATGTTTCTGTAGAAAATAGACGGAGAATATTATCTAGCAATATTTCAGCCATTTCACCTTTAATAGTTTCCATAGCCAATTACTTACTCAACCCGTGTGACTGTAACAATACCACTATTTCTATCAGACTTAATCCCCCATTTCTTATCAGGCTCCTTCTCTTTTAACCTGTAAGATGTCAGATTCAAAAGATATGCCCTTTTGGAAATGGGAAAGTCTTTTTTGTCGTCAATCTCCATTTCACGAAGAATGCACATAATACTCTTTTCTTTTTCCATACTGATTAATTTTAAAATAAAAGCTCCCCCGAACCAATTCGATCGGCAGCATCACGCTTTCTTCGGAGGATTTACTTAACTTTGGGGTGTATAATCAAAAATTAAGTAATATGAGAGCTGAATTTTACAAAAAACACGCAGAAGATATACTTTCTAATCTTGAAAGCATACGAGCAACATTTAAAGAATTGGTTGATTCTAACAAGATAGTGCCCAAAAGCTATAAAGATAGTACTCCAAGAACAAATGATGTATATTCATGCAAATTCAAAGAAGTACAAAATGATTTCATTAATCTTGTACATGCTTTTGACCAAGAAATGCCATTTTACAAAAAAATGATGTCAGAACCTCGACCTCGATTTGATTCAGGTTTTTTGGACCATTATTACAATGATGATTGCAACAAACTCAAATCACTCATCGAGAAATTCATTCATTATCTCTCTTTTATCTCGATTAAACCCGACTTTACAATCCGCATAATCCCAGAAAGCTTTCTGTATCATAGCAGGAGCTTTTCGGCTACTATTTTAGCTGATTTTATCGGCATATTCTCTACTCTCAATGAGAATGTGACATCTTCCAAATTCTCATTCCTATCGTTTTTAATTGTTACTTGAATCATATGATTATTAATTAGTTAATAAATTTCCCCATTCCAAGATTATTCGCTAATAAAAAGGAACGGGGGTTTTTCTTATTTTTGTAGAACCAACTTAAAAAAATAAGAAAATGAACAAATTTATTGAGATTACCGAAAACGGTAAACGCATCCTTATCAATCTAGGATGTGTTATTAGAATTGAGGACTATAGAAAACAGTGTATCCTACATTTCATTGATGGGACACCACCATTAACAATCAATCTTGCTTATGAGAGTTTGAAGTCGATTCTTCAGGATCCCAATCATTCAATGTATGGGTAATTCGCTTAATAGGAATGCCTAAGAAAGTTATCACCTTGTAGCTTTCAAAGACTTTCACGCAATCCCTGATAGGTTTACCTCTTCCCTTATTGATGTCGCCTATTTCTCGAAAGGCGACATCTTTAATTTCAATTATTGCTTTCATACATAATACTTTTAAATTAAACTTGAAGCGATGAGCGGATTTGAACCGCTGGCCTCTGTTTGTGGTGTTCTTCCGTTTCTTGAGAGACTCGAACTCTCAACCATCCACCACACACAGCGCTCTAACCTGCCTGAGCTACATCACCTTTATATACATAAAGCAAATACCACGATTTGCCGACAAACGTCTAACTGATTTAGTTTTACAACGATACGGCTTGACCATTAACCACAGCATTATATCGTTGGGAAGCCTGCCTACGTCAGTAATCCCTTTCGGCACGTGTCGACTTCCAAAACACCATTTTACCAATATGTCAAAGAACTCTTCTCTGTTGTTCCCAGTCTCCCTTCAAGGCAGGCTCAAAGACCGGACTGGGTACCGGATAACCGGCGGTTTGGTTTGACTTTAGTGAGGGTTAGAGAATACTTTGGTTGTTCTTCAAAACTATGTCCATTAAGTTTCTTTGCGATTCAATAAATTTCTTCAAATCATCACATTGGGAAACTTTCTCTCTATAAAATCCACGTTCTGATTCTAAATCTCGTTTGAGTTTTTCATTTTCACCTCTCAAAGAGTTGATCAACGCGTCTCGTTCTTCAATTACAGCTTCGTATTTGTCTCGCTGTATTTCTAGTTCGGTTCTTTTATCCATTGTTGTATAATTTGATTAATCTCCGACATAATGTGCACCGTAATGAGTACTATTTGGGTTGTAGTAGGCGGAAGCAGGAATATTAAGGTTATTGTATCCCTCATGCTTTGTTGCTTTAGCCGCTTTACTCATTACCTCGTTTCTTTCTGATAAGAATTTATCCGTTCTTGCTTTCATGGCTTCCTGTGAGAAATTTTCTTGGAGTTTAGCAAGTCTCCAGGTAGCTTTCAGAACCTCACCAAAAGTTTTCCCCTGCTTCTTGCCTGAATACTTATAGGTTCTATGAGCATTTCTCATTATTTCGGATAAATCAAATCTTTTCATAACTGTAATTTTTATGGTTTCACATTTGTTTTATCAATCATTTTTTATACTTTTGGAGTATTGATTGATTGATGATGCAAATATAAACGTATTTACGTTAATTACAAAACATAAAACTTAATAAATAAACGTATTTGCGTTAATTAACTATTAATTTAGATATGGCTGAAACAAGCGTAAACGAAAAAATTAGAGAGATTATCTCTCATTATAAGCTGTCAGACAGGCAGTTTGCCATTAAAATTGGGGTAACCCAATCGGTGATTGGCTCTATGTTTCAAAAAAACACAGAACCTTCCTCTAAAGTAATTAGGCTCACATTAAACGCATTTACAGATATTTCAGCAGATTGGTTACTCCGCAATAAAGGTCCAATGCTGATTTCAGATATCAAACCTGATCCAAATATTGAACGCATGGAACGCCTTGTTGATACAATAGCAACCCTTCAGGGAACTATAAATGAGCAAATGAAAACAATTCAACTATTCACTGAAGAAAACCAAAAATTAAAAGGTGAACTGGCTATGTTGAAGAATGAAAGAAATATAGGATAAGCATGACCAAAGAACGATTAATTGAAAAGAAAATATATCTAGAACGTAGAAAAGCTCAAAAACGAAATAAACGAGAATCTGCTGCGAAAGGTGTCTTTCCAAGAATGAATATATTTGTATTTACAAGCTTGATTATATTCCTCAAAAAAAAGGGATTTATTTCAAAAGAGTATATCAATAAATCAATTATTGTTCCAAGACATTTTTCATTTGAAAACAACAGTGATGACAGCATTACTTTTTTTAAAATCATATTATCTTCCTATTTGTTAAGTGATGATTCTATTCTAATTGATTTCTCTGATTGTGAATATATTGACATCCCCAATGCAATGTTCCTTGATATTATTATCAAAGAGCTTAACTTTATTAAATACTCATACAATCTAAAATTCTACAACTGTGTAAAAAAAGGTATTAGATATAAAGAATCAAAATACACTAAAACAAATAAATGCCTTTATGTCTTCAAACTTATAAAAGAAGTAAAAGAAGCCAATAAAGGAGAAGGTTTCTTGTATTTAGGTTTAAAAAAAGGATGGGCAAAAAGAACATCCTATAAGGAAAATAATAAAGGAGCTATATGCAAAGAAGTTAGAGGATTCATAAACTCATCATTAAGAGAATCAAATGCTGTCTTAAATGCAACTGGAGAGAACATAATAGATAAACTATTATCTGAAATCTTTAATAATGCAGAAGATCACAGTATACATAATGAATGGTATGTAAACGGAGTATCATATAAAGAAATTGTCAATGGTGAACCAATAATAGAGTTAAATCTCGGAATCCTCAATTTAGGTTTTTCCATTTCAGAAGGATTCTTTCAAACAAAAGAAAAAAATAAAGAAATGATAGAAGACACAGAGAGATGGTACGTAAAGCATCATGAACTTATGAAAAAAAACAATAATATATGCTTTGCCAAAGAGGATTTATATACTTTATATTGTTTACAAGAAGGTATTAGTAGATTAAAATATGAAGATGAAAGTAGAGGGAGAGGTACTATGAATTTTCTAAGGGCTTTCATTACTTTAGGAGCTTTTGGAAAAAAGAATCCCCAATACAAACCTCATTTAAATATTATTTCAGGAAGAACTATAATAAACTGTGATAATGAAAGAGGACCATATAAAAAAAATAAATCATTTTTTTTATCTTTGAATCATGAAAATGATATTAGTATTTTGCCTGATCAAAAATATTTAAAACATATTTACCAGTATTTTCCTGGAACGTTTTTGGAAGTCAAAATCTATCTAAATAAAACATACTTTAAGGAAGTATTACCCCAATAAATATAACAATAATGAAGACTATTAAACTTACAGCTGAACATAGAGGTATAAATAGTAGCACTTTTACAGGACGACCACAAGGTAAATCTGTGAGAGGAAGTTTGAATTTGGATCAAGAAGATAAGGACCAAGAAGAAGTTAATATTGAAATACCCAAAAATACAACTTCTTTTAATCCCTCATTTTATCTTGGTTTATTTTATGACAGTATATTAGCACTTAAAGGAGTTGATAACTTTAAAGAGAAATATCATATAATTTATGCTGATAACGACCAAGAGCTGGTGAACTTATTGAAAGAAGACATTGAAGATTGTGAAAGACAAGCTTCAAATGAATACTTTAGAAAAATAAATAAAACAAAATGAAAGAAACTTGTTCATACGTACTATTCAATTACGATTCAATAAACAATGAAACGTTAATCTTTCCTACTATAAAAGGTAATGCTGTTGAAGCTAGTGAATTACCTTTTTGGAATAAATATGATCAATATTTAGCTAAAGATTCCTATGCAAATCTCATAGCAACAGGCACTTTAATCATAACGCTTATTACTTTCATTATTCAAACACATTACTCAAATCGTTCTCAAAAGAAAACTGTCAAAGAGAACTGGTATTTAACTGTAATTGTACAACCAAACTTGATAAATATCGACAATTTCTACAAAGAAATATCTGAGAAATTACAAAATGAAATTGAAAAACTAAAAAGGAGCAATGGCAGAAATATTATTTTAGAAAAAGCTAAATCAAACAGAAAACTCCAAAATATAAAAAATACCTTCTTTATTTATTTTGTCACTTTAATACAATCATATAACTCTTCATTAGCTAACGAAGTTGATGCTATCTTAAATAAATTGCAAGATAACAGTGTTACATGGATTGATCAGTATAATAACATCTCAATTGATAATTGCAAAAGAAAAATATATGAAAACAAATCCCAACTAATGGGAATATTATACCAAGATATATCCCAAAACAAAAAGAATATACAAACATAAAGGAATAGGAGCATCCTCTAATGAAAATGCACAAAACGAGATTGTGAGCAAAATAAAATTTTCGCTTCCAATATTGTTACCTACAAAAGAAGTTTAACTAATCGAACCGTCTTTAATGTATCTATATATTGCATCAGCAAGGTAAGCATTTGCAGGCTTAGAACCTTTTACAACATAATCGACACAACGTTCCCTGAGATGTTGGTCTTTTTTAAGTTCCCTACGAACTTTACGCTCTCTCATCCATTTTTGGATGCTTCTAAAAAACATTTTCATAAACGCACTATTTTAGTTTGACAATGGCAAATATAACATTTAAAGTAATATGAAACATGAAACACAGAAATCTTGATAGTACATGATACAACAACATTGCTGTTACCGTGCTGTTTAGCATTTTTCAACGGCTATAACTAATTAAGATTGAAGTCATTCATAGACAAATTTAAAAATATGTCTAGTTTAGTTTTTGTGTTGAATGGCTTCCTCGTCGGCGGACGAACTAGGAAGCCATTTTTATAATTGATATACAGCAATTTGCAAATCCTAATCGAACCTTTTCTTTCTTAATTAGTATTGATCATTAAGAGTTAAAACGTCACTTTTGACGCTATTTTCATTCCTTACAAATCGAATACCGTTAAGAAAACATAGTTGCAGCTCAAGATACGATTCAATAGTTCAGCATACCATACTGGGCAACCTTCTGCATTTCCTAATGTGAAGATCTTCAATGTTGATTCGGAGCTAAATAATTCAATACATATCCATCATGGGAAAACGTACTAAAATCCAATTGACAGGTGAACAGTTCGTTTGAATATATATGATTATTATCTATGCCTAATACAGTAACACTGGCATTGGAATTAAATTCATTTTTCAAATACTCCTCAAGAAGAAGATCATAGGCTAAATCAATAAATTCAAATTTAGAAGTGAAAGTACGTACAACACCAGCCAGCTCAGAACGTTTAAGGGAATACTTTATATCATCAATTCCTTAAGCAAGAAATAGGGATATCATATGAAACTCCGGCAACAGTAAGTACGTATTTGCAAAGCATTTTGTATCTTATTTGAACGTTTACGGGCAAATATAAAGAAAAAGCCAACCGGTATTCCGATTGGCTTAATTCTTGAAAATAGCATTCTACAAATTATACTATTAATCCTTTATTTATCAGCATATTATATTACTATCAAGATAAACATATTTTTTATTTTCTTCTAAATTATGGTTCTATATTTAGATATCATTAAATTCTCTGACTAAAACCATAAACATGCTTCTTATTCTTTCCTATTTGGATTTAATAAGTCATGATATCCATTATTTTCAGAGCCAAGTCTAATCAAATATGGTTCACGAGTTTTCTCAACAATATATATCACAGCAGTAAATGGATATTCAAGTTTTTTTTCACGCCATTTTTCATAATAAAGTGTCACTATATAGAACAGATCTTCCGGATAGACATAATCAGGAGTA